GATAACATGTTTAATTGTGATCCTTCTTCTGTTTTTCCTAATTGTTTAGCAGCATTACCCATGGCACCGGCCCAAAACTTTTGAGCTGCTTCTTTAGCTCTCGGCAGCATAAATTCTTCAAAATCTTGTAATGTTGTCTTTCTTATTTCTCTTACTATTACTTCTAGAGCTTCTACTAATGTATCATCTGATTCTTCACTTAGTAACCAAGTCTCGATTCTTTTCTGTGTTTTTAACGGTATCCAATAAGTATAAATGACCAAGTAAAGCAAAAAGCTCAATACCCAAATCGCTGCGAACGTTTCGTCGTTCATTAGTCAAGGAACCTCTTAATTAATTCTCCAACATATTTCTGAGTGTACCCTTTTCTTATCATACAACCAGTAATGTAAATCCCTTCTGTTAATCTATTTCTCAAATAACTTGGGGTATCTCTTTGATAACCTGTTCTACAATCTTGAAAATCACCTAAAGCTTTTCTTTCATCAACACCTTCCGGCAATATATCTTCTTTAGTTGGTAAGTCTTTTATTATTTCGTCTATCTTTTCCTTTACTGTATCGGGTATTTCTATTATTGCATCTACTAAATCCTTAGCTATCTTCAAAGTATCTTCTGTACTATCATACAAAGAAGCCAAGACAACTCCTTTTGGTAGATTCAGATCAACAGCAGGAACTATCTCAGCTATTGCAATCAATCTACCTAAAGCCTGAGCTCTAGAATCAATGTTAACAAAACCATACCATAAAGCACCTTGAATAAATGGACCTATTACAGGCATCCCAAGTTCAGCAACTTTTGTCCAGTTAATATCAATCGGTTTTTTTTTGCTCATACAACACGCAAAAAAGCAACTTCTATATTCGAAGGTCCACCACTACCATTAGTTATTTTAAACTGTAATAACTTTTGGTCTGATAGTACACTTTGTACTGGAAATATATTCCATACATCAGCTACTAAAGTTTCGGAACTATCTAATAATAGATTACTCATTGAAGCGCTACTGTCGTTTCGTTTTAACCCTTTTAATGTTACTGCAGCATTAATAGGTGTTAAGTTAGCAAAAGAATAAGTTGCAGGTCCCATAACTGCTGCAGTAGCATATGCCCCTCCATTACTAGGCTTAATAGCGATAAAGATATCGTTAAAACCTGTCATATCAATATACTCGTGGTTTGCTCTTTGTGGTGCGAGTATTGCAGCACCATTAGCTACTGCTTCAAAAGTAGGATCAATTAGAAAAGCAGTATCGCTTTCTATTACTCCAGTCCATTCACCAGTCAAAGCATTAACTGTACCAACTGTAATGGCTGGTACTACTTCCTGCCTTACTTTAATGTTGGAATCTACTGGATCTGTTTTAATCCCCTGGGCAGTTTCTGCACTCCAGGGTGCAAAATTGGTTTTAGCCATTATTCAAAAGTCAAAGTAACGGCCACATCGACTGCAGCAGTTGATCCAACTTGTGCATAAGCTATTTCGCAACTGTTTCCAGATTGTACAGATAGGTTAGTATCTTGTTGTACAAAGTTCATATTTGAACCTGTTGAGGTTCCCATTGTGTTTTGTCCACCTGCTGAAAATACTGCACTACCATCTCTCATAGCGTTTCCAGATATAGAAACTAAACCTGCATATTCCTCTCCGGCTCCATCTGCTGCCTGAGAAATTGAGATATGTCGTATAGCCGATACTCCGGCTGGTACAGTAAACGAACTGCTTACTGAACTTCCTGCGATTTGGTTAAGGGATACAAAACTGGTTGATCCAGTTAATGTCCCTGCTGGTGCTGATCTACTGATTACGATAGCCATTGTTATTTTTCCTTATACCCTAAAGTATAACTTAGAACCTCCAAGTTTAAGATTAGGGAATTGTCTTCGTGCAAATGCTCCGGCCATTGCAACTACTGATGCTCCAACTAAAGTTTTACGACCAGTATCACTACCAATCATATCAACAGCATTACCAGATAGTGTCATAAGTGCTTTACCTAATTCTCCATCTGTTATATCTTTTAGAACTCCATCAGTTATATTGGTTCTGCCAAAACTACCAGTTGTAGTTTTTCCTGCGTTCAGGTATGAAGCTATTGCTAGTCCACTGGCCATACCTGTGACCGATGGGTGCGGAATTGATCTACGTGCCATTTTTTTACTTCCGTTAGTGGACTTACGAGCTGGAGATCTAGATTTCCGAGTCTTTGAGCGAGACCTTGCAGCTAAAAATTTAGATTTCGAGATAAGTTTATTATCTTTGAAATACATCATTCGACCGTTCTTTGCTCTCTTTGCTCGTAATGCCATTAAGTTTGTATAGCCAAATCCATTATATAACCTTTTTCAATATCCAAACACTTATTATCAACCATCCATATTCAAGTATATGAGCGATGACTTATTAGCAGGATACCAAAAGGTATCAAGTTTTGCACTATGGGATAGCGAATATGCTGTCCTACGCTTCATCGGAGGTGTAGACGACAACTTCACCAAGTCCGATTCGAAAGGAAATGAACATAAATACCTAGGGATCAATGTTCATCTAAAAGAACATTCCAATGAGAACTACAAGCATCAGGAAGGTACTGATACAATCCTAAGATGTGGCTTAGATAGTACATTGGCCAAGTGGATTGCAGACGGGGGTTTAAAAGCAAAGGAATTTAACATAATCTATAAAGTCGATATGAAAAAGTCCCAAGGATATGGTTTAAGAATTGAAGGAAGGGAAAAGTGACCGAGAAAGAATACGCAAAGCAACTATCTAAGATCGTTATGCTTTTTTCCGGAGACATAGTAGATATTGTCAGACAACGTATGGAGACTATTGTTAGAGATGAACAGGACCTGTAATTGTATGCGAGGATCAGCTAGCCGGTACGTGGTACGGTGTTTCAGGTGCAATCGCCGTAATGCTGGAGAGTGGGATTAGGTAGGTGTGAGTATGGAGAATGTACCTACAGTGTCCTATCTTTGCGTAAAACTGGGTTATTTGCGTATTCCCAAGCCTTTTGATACTGTAGATCCTGCCACTTTCTCCGAACCGGTTGCGTTTTGTAACATTGGCAGAAATTTGGAGGCAGCCGCTTGGATATACCACGGCTGCCCACTTAGATCCTTAGTCATTTCTGATAACATGTTTAATTGTGATCCTTCTTCTGTTTTTCCTAATTGTTTAGCAGCATTACCCATGGCACCGGCCCAAAACTTTTGAGCTGCTTCTTTAGCTCTCGGCAGCATAAATTCTTCAAAA